TTGTAGTTTTGCCATAAATTCTAAGGTTATGACTAAGGTTATACATGTGCAGCTGCTGAAGGGACGTCGTAATTATTACTTCGGCTCCATTCCGGCTATTTATAGCGTGCTTACTGCAGAAGAGATTGGGATAAAACAGAGTTCGCTCGAGCGGGTCGGATTGAGCAAAGGGGGCGTGGTGCTGAATGGCAAAGCTGTGATACGAGCGGGGGAATTGATACGCTCCAAGAGCAAGAAAGTGAGGTCTTAAAACGCTGATTAAACGGAGATTAAACGGTCAGCAGACAGTTTTCGAACAGTTTGCCGGCCGTTTTTGTGTGACCTACCCTGTTTTTGGCCGTTTCTGTTGGGTGCGAAAGTGTTAAAAAGAAGAGAGGGAGTGCAATTGGGGGTGCAATTGGGGGTGCGTGGAAAAACGAAATGTAATGAGAGGGAATGCATTAGGGAATGCACTTTTAACACTTTAGATGGTGGATTTGAGGGGGCAAAAGACCTCAAAACGTGTAAAAATAGGGTTAAAAAGCAGGATTAGGGGGGGGCTTATTCCACAATATGTGCAGGGTTTTGGGGAAAGAAATTAAGCGTAAATATCTTATATATAGCAACATATCTCTATCTTTGTATGTGTAATAACAAAAAAAGTCTCTGTGTGTATGTCAATTGATTATAAAAAAGAAATGCTACAGCGTTTCAAACGGTATGAAGAGAAAGGTTTTAAGGAATTAGCAAAATGTGATTCTCGTGAGAATTTCATCAGTAGGATGGAATGTGTAGGAGACCACGCTATAAAGGCAATAATAAGTGAGGATAAAAAAGAATGCCTGGATGTGCTGTCTGATATGATGGGATATTTTCTTGGTATGTTAGGAGATTTGAAGAGGGAACTTTAATGTTCCCCTCTTGCCTTCTATCACATATCAACAAATTCCGGATTGATTATCCTCGCTGCAATGTCTTTATAAGCAACAGCAAAATTCAATCTCTTTATATACTTCCCCAAATCACTGTAAGTTATGTAGAAACGTTTCTTGTATATCTTTGTTGTTTCTGCATCTAATTCTTCTTCTTTCTTTGTCAATAAGGCGATGACAGATATTGGATACCTACCTATAGTTTCTCCATCAAGAAACTCAAGGCCGACTAAATCATACTTGTCTAAATCTACCCCTTGTTGTTTGCAAAGGTCTTGAAGTTCCACTGTTGATAAATGCCCATCCAAAGCGGCAAGACCTACCATGTCATTGTACTTTGTTCCTACTTCCTTCTGTAAGAAATCAAAATTAAAATCTTTCATATTATATCGTATTAAAAGAATTTACTGATACTTCCTATTACTTCATATACTTTGATGATGCGGTTTATTGCGAACTCTTGTTCGTCAAAGTCTTCTGTATTGATAGGTATATATCGTAGCATCGCCGGATCAGATGCTTTACGAATCTTCTTAATTGTGCGGAGTG